GTTTCGCATCATCCCGATAAGTTCGCATGAGTCAAAATCAAACAACCGTTTTACTTTTTCTATGAAAATTGAAATTACACCAATTGAAAAACTGATCCCCTACGCACGCAACAGCCGGACGCATTCGGATCAGCAGGTTGCGCAAGTCGCAGCATCCATCCGTGAATTCGGCTTCACCAATCCTGTCCTGATCGATTCCGAGGATGGTATCATCGCTGGTCATGGCCGGGTCATGGCTGCGCGGAAGTTGGGCCTGACTGAGGTTCCCTGCATCCGGCTGGGGCATCTGACCGAAACCCAGAAACGCGCATACATCATTGCCGACAACAAACTGGCTTTGAATTCTGGTTGGGATGAGGAGATGTTGGGCCTTGAATTGGCTGATTTGCGCGAGGCTGATTTCGACCTCGATCTGATCGGGTTTGATGCCGGGGAGATTGAGCCTATTGTTGATGACACAAATGACGAACTAACCAGTCAAAAGATTGGTGAATTGTTTGAGGTCATTGCTGAATGCGAAAATGAAGATCAACAAAACATGGTTTACAACTTATTGAATGAAAGGGAAATAAAATGCCGTCTGTCAATATTGTAAGGCAAACAGATATTGTTGAATCGTTTAGGGTTCAACAAATCAGAGGAATGTTTGATTATAACAACAAAACCATTAAACATGAATGGCAATCAAACCTTCCCATTGAAGGTAAAGAATGGTCTATTGGTTTGATAGTCGGCCCGTCTGGGTCTGGCAAAACTACATTGGCCAAAGAAGCGTTTCAACATTTGCATTTGCATGAATCATTCGATTGGTCACATGACAAAGCTGTTGTTGATTGTTTCGATAAAGATCTGTCGATCAAAGAGATAACAAGCATGTTGAACGCTGTCGGGTTCAGTTCTGTTCCTCATTGGTTCAAGCCATTTAGTCATTTGTCGAATGGTCAAAAATTTAGAGTCGAACTTGCTCGATGTTTATTGCTTAAAGGTAATGGAATTGTTTTTGATGAATTCACATCTGTTGTGGATCGAGATGTCGCCAAAATCGGTTGTGCGGCAATTTCAAAATGCTTGCGTAGAAAAGGCAGCCCGCCATTCGTAGCTGTATCCTGTCATTATGACATCATCGATTGGTTAGACCCGGATTGGGTTTTCGATGTAGGATCACAGACTTTCGATTGGCGGGAACGAAGGCGATTCCCCGAAATCAAACTCGAAGTATATGAAACGACAAGCGAAACGTGGAAACTTTTTAGGGAACATCATTATTTAGATCATTCGTTCAATAAAGCAGCCAGATCATTTATTGCTTTGCTTGATGACAGACCAGTCGCGTTTTGTTCTGTGCTGCATTTTCCTCACCCATCATCTAAATACCTCAAACGAGAACATAGGACAGTTGTTCTTCCCGATTTTCAAGGCATCGGCATCGGCAATAAGATCAGCGAATTTGTAGCCAAACATTACAAAAACAAAGGATTCAGATTTTTATCGACAACAAGCGCACCTGCAATGATTCATTATAGGAACAAATCTACAAAATGGAAGATGCACAGATTCGGTCGGGTATCGATGCCGTCAACGGGCATTCAAGCAAAGGACAAATCAATATCAATCAAACGAATAACAGGAGGATTTGAATTTGTTGGATAACATGACAGCACACGAGCCGACAGACGAAAACAGATGCCTGATCTCTACCCTGTGCGGTATCGGGGTTTCGCAGAAAATGACCGATGTCGTGGCGCGAGCCGTAATTGATCAATGGCTGCAACCCAAGAACCCATGAGCGCGAAGAAGTCACCAGCGAAGAAGGCTGCGAAGGCCACACCAGCCGCCCCCGCTCCCAAGGTGGCGCAGGCTGACACAACGCAGCTTTGCCGCCTGTTCAACCTGACAAGCGCACGCATCGGGCAACTTGCAAAAGACGGCATCATATTCAAGACCGAGCGCAACCAGTTCGATCTTTGGCGCAGCGTGCGCGGCTACATCGAGTTCCTGCAAAAAAGCAAGACCGAAGGAGCTAGCCACATGGAGCGGAGCGGAGTAACTGGAGACGCGCAGGAGCTTGAGGAGTTGGTGCGGCAGGTTAAGGCGGCCCGGACATACAATGATGCCCGGACGCTAAAGGTTCAGATCGATGCGCTGCGTTCTGGCTATGCGTTGGAGGTCGAACAGAATCGGTATTGCAGCATGGCACACATTGAAGATGGCATGGATGCAATTGCGTCTGTCGTCCGAAATGCGATTAAGCGGATGGAGGCAGATCTGCCACCGATGCTGGAGGGATTAGATGCAGCCGGCATGAAACGCACGATTGCCGAGAAGTCGGCGCAGGTGATCCAGATAATTTATGACGAAGGTGAACGACTCAAGTCGCCAATCACAGGCGACAGTGCAGCGGATTAAGTTGGCGTTTTTCCGCAACTTTCGTCCGCCATCTGACCTATTACCGAGTGAATGGGCATCAGATCGCGTGGTGATCATGGATGGTTTGACTCCCCGATATCATGTTGCGAATGCGCCATGGCAGAGAGAACCTCTTGATGTGGTATCTGCGCCGGATGTAAAGGAGGTTGTTTATCTGGCACCGATCGGGACTGGCAAGACGACATTCATGGAGGCTGGATTATGTTACATCATTAGTGAAGATCCCGGGCCGACATTGTTGGTGGGACAGACCGATGATGATTTGAAGGACTGGGCTGAGACTCGGATGGATTATGCCGTGCAGAACACCTCCGAGGTTGCCGTTTTATTGCCAAAAGACCGGCACAAGAAACGCAAAATGGAGATACTTTTTCCGTCAATGTCGTTGTTCCTGACTGGCGCGAATCTATCCGGCCTGCAATCGAAGTCGATGCGCCGGGTGTTTTGCGATGAGGCATGGCAATATCGGCCCGGGATGCTTAATGAGGCCCGAGGTCGATTGCATGACAGGTGGAATCGGCAATTCTTCATCCTTTCTCAAGCTGGATCAAAAGGTGATGATCTTGATAAGGCATGGAATAACACCGATCGGCGGGAATTCAGTTTTGATTGCCCAGCATGTGGGACGGTTCAGCCATGGTCGTGGGCGAATGTCACATATTCGGACGATGAGTCGCTCGATGCGTTGACCCGGGCGCAGACTGCGGTGCTGCGGTGCCAGAATGCTGACTGCGATTGGAGATGCCCAGATTCGCCGCAACCTCGCAGGGCATTGGCTGAGGGTGGTCGGTATGTTCCAAGCGGCTCAGGTCTGCCGGGGCATGTTGGATTCCATTACAATGTCCTGTGCAACTGGCGGAAGCCATTGTGGGAGGTCGTGCTGCTCTGGCTTGAGGCTAAGGCAGCAATAAAGGTCGGCAATGTTGATCCTCTCCGGCAGTTTATCCAAAAACGATTGGCCGAGGCATGGGAGGAAGATTTGTCAGATAACCGGGCAGAACTTGTCGGCAATGGATACCTAACTGGGGAGTATTCTGCCGGGCAAAAAATCGAGGATGAAGCGCACCGATTCCTCACGGTAGACAAACAACGTGACCACTTTTGGGCGGGAATCCGGGCATGGAAAACAAATGGGCAAAGCATGCAATTATGGTTTGGCCGGGTGGAGACTTTTGATTCCATCCACGATTTAGCGATCCGATACGCAATCCGCCCACAATGCGTTTTTGTCGATGCTCAGTATGATACCGATCAGGTCTATTCGGCATGTGCGCGGATGAATTGGACGGCATTGCATGGATCCGGGCAAAAGTCTTTTGCCTATAAAAAGCAGAATGGTGACATTATCCACAGACCATTCACCCGATTTCAAGACGCGACCGCATCCAGCGGGGGCAAGGCACGTTACGCGCATTGGGCATCGGATCGGATCAAAGACATCTTGCATGCCCACCGGATCGGCAAGGCAGCATCTTGGGATATCCCGGATGACGCATCTGTGGATTTCCTCAAGCAGATTGATTCTGAAATGAAGCGTGAGGTTACCAACAGCAAAACCAAGCAAGTTGATTACAGGTGGGTTCGCACTCGAAACAACAATCACGCATGGGATGTCGAGGCTATGCAAATTGTGGCTGCGCTAATGTTAAAGCTAATCCCCGGATTTGATGTTTGACACATCCCTTAATTAGATGGCGGCAAATCCGAAAGAAGTTGCGAGAAACCTTTTTTATTATGCGCAGGGCAACCCGCAGCGCATTGCGTCCATACGTTCTGCCTTTGATTCGTCAGTCGCAGGGGCATTGACAAAAGGCGGTTTGGATTCAATCACAAGCGCAACGAAAAATTCGGTGACCATGCAAAAGATGATCGGGCTGAATGAGTCCGATCGCCAGAATGCCCTGCGATGGGCCTTGGATTATTTGCAAAATGGATTTGTTCCCGCTCAATCGCGTTCGCTTGGTCGATTTTAATTTTTAGAAATTATGGCAATACTCGATCAATTCGGACGGCAAGTCAGTTACAAAGCAGCAAGGGCAGCGCAGGAAACTCGTTATCGTCCATGGGAACCCACGGAGAAAAAGGATATTGGCGAACTTGTCCCATCTGTTGACCGGGTCACGCTGCAATCACATGCCCGGAGGATTTACCTTAATTTCGGCCCAATCAAGAATGCGATCAATCAGCGCGGAATGTATGCGGTCGGTCGAGCATTCGTCCCGATCTACAAAGGTCTGGATGATGTGTTCGGTGCCGCAGCGACCAATTTTCTTACTGATGTGTTTTACCGGATCGGGGATTCCCGAGGTGGAATGCACGATTTCAAGACCAACCTATTTGGGTGGTCGACCTCGATCGACATCGATGGTGAAATTTTCATCCTGCTCACAGAAACCGCGACCGGATTCCCGCAATACCAAGGAATCCCGAGCCACCGAATCGCAACACCAAAAGGTTTCAGCGATGGAAAACAATACCGAGGCGGCACGCTTCAAGACGGCATCATTTATTACCCAAGTGGCGAGGCAAAAGAATATGCCTTTTGCGATAAGACAGGCGCAATTGATCAATGGTTGCCTGCGCAAAACGTGATCCATTTGTTCGATCCAGAATGGCAATATCAAAGCCGAGGGCTTACCGCATTGACGCATTGCATCAATGATTGCCGCGACATGATCCAATCCACCGAATGGGAAAGGTTGGCAATGCTGCAGATGTCGAGCATCAGTCTGGTGGAATACAATGACACGGGCGGCCCGGATCATGATGATCCTTACAACGCATTGATCGGCAACACCGAATCGAGCAAGGGCATGACTGTTGAAAGTCTTGATGGCGGGACTGTTCGATATTTCCGCAGTAATTCCGGCGGGAAAATTGAAACCCTGATCAACAACCGCCCCGGCAATCCATTTTTGGATTTCCACAATCGCCTGCTCAAGTCGGCATTTGCTGGTCTGAATTGGCCGATGGCATTTTATGATGGTCATGCGTCCGGGGGTGGCACAGCACAACGCACCGAAATTGCAATGGCCCAACGCTCGATTGAGGATCGGCAGGATTTGCTTTTCTATGCAGCAAAACGAATCATTGGATATGCAATTGCCAAAGCTCAAAAGCGTGGCGATTTGCCTGCTGCCGCAGATTGGTATAACTGGGAATTTTCAACACCACCAAAACTGACAATTGATGATGGAAGAATCACAAAAGAACTGGAAGCATTGTGGAAAATGGGTGCTGCTAATTTGCGTGATATTGTGTCAATGCGTGGGAAAACTCTTGAATCTCATTATCAGGAAAGGGCGCAGGAAGTCGCATTGAGAAAACTTGCAGCTAGAAACGCATCAACGCTTTATGGTGTGGATGTCGATGACCGGGAAATGTCCATGCTTACCGCGAATGAGATGCCCGGATCCAATGGGGATTCAAATCACAATGAAATCGAGCAAAATTCTAAAACTTTAAAACAATCAGATGATGAAAATTGAAATTGAAAACCGAACCGGAAAAATTAAACTTAATTCTGGGGTTAACAAGGAATCCGCCGACAAACTAATTGATGATCTCGATCGCATGTATGGGCAAACCGCAGTGACTGCTCAGATGTGCATCGGTGATGTCGTATGTTCTGCCGACAACGCACTTGAGTCGGTGGATGTCGAAATCAATTCACCGGGCGGATCCGTTTTTGAGGGTCAACGAATCTTCAACTCCTTGCGCGAAATGTCCGCCCGGGGTGTCAATGTTACCACCACGGTAAATGGACTGGCTGCATCAATGGGCAGCGTAATCCTGATGGCAGGTGATACCCGCCGAATGACGGCAGGGAGCCGCATTATGATCCACGAGGCATCGACAATTGCGGCAGGTGACGCGAGGTCATTGCGCAAACAATCAGATTTACTGGAAGGCATCAGCGCGGAGATTGCCGGCATCTATGCTGGACGGACTGGTGGTGATGAAAAAGAAATCCGCAAAATGATGTATGCCGAGACTTGGATGACTGCGGAAGAGGCGAAGGCAAATGGATTTGTCGATTTGGTCATCAGGGATGGAAAGGAAGAAGAAGAATTTGACAAACCAACTAATGGCATGACTGGCATTCTTGCAAAATTATTCCCCGGCAATGACGAAGCTGCAAAAATCGAAGCAGCAATCCTCGAAAATGACACCCTCCGGGCTGAACTCGAAAAAGCCACCCAGAAGGTCGATGAATTGACCGGTCTGGTTGAGGTGAACGCACAACTTCAAAACGATCTGGCTGCCGCACAATCTGCTGTTGCTGAATTTGAAACGAAGGCGATCGCCGACTCCCAAACCATCAAGGAATTGGAAGAGGCCACCGAAATTTCCGAGGAGAAAGTTTCTGCCAAGGCATCCGAATTGCTTGCATCTACCGGGCATCCATCGCCAGTTGCTCTTGCTGCCGATAGCAACGAGGCTCCACCGAGTCACCTTGCTGTTATGGCAAAACTTTCACCCACTGACGCTGCCGAATATTTCGCCGCTCACAAGGCCGAGATTCTCGCAGACAATAACCGATACAAAATCTAATCTACAACAATTGAATTACCATGGCTACCATTGCCCTTAACGATAAAATCTTCACCCAAGTCGCCATGCAGGCGTTTGTGGCGAAGCTCGCCCCGCTTAACGCATTTACCAAAGACTTTTCATCGGAAACCCGCAGAAAAGGTGATGCCGTTATCGTCCCATTGATCAGCGGCATTACCGCAACCACTTTCAACCAAAGTTATGAGGTTGGTGGTGGTGCTGTGACTTTTGCAACTGTCAACATGACCAACCATCGCGTTGCAAGTATCGACCTTACCGATGTGCAAGTTGCAAACAGCAGCGCAGCAGTTATGGACAACCTTGCAATCCAAGCAGGTGAAGCCCTTGCTCGCACGGTTCTTACCGACATTTGGAGCGCAATCACCACGGCAAACTTTGGTGCTGCGATTCTTACGACTGCCGGGGCAAACTACACGATTGCTCAAATGGGCGCACTGCGCCGCGCACTTGTCCAACGCGATGTCCCAACTGATCGCCTGTCATTTATTGCCGACAGCGAGGTTTACACTGGTCTGCTTACATCTACTGGCGTTGCCCAAGCACTTAATTATGGTGGTGCTGAAGCCGTGCGCGATGGCAACATTCCAAGTCTGCTTGGCATGTCGATCTTTGAATCGAACGTGATCCCGGCAAATGGACTTAGCAAACTTGGTGGTTTCGCGGTTCACCCTGATGCCATTGCCATTGCAATGCGCTATCTTGAGCCGCAAGCCCCGGGTGAATACCTCGCAGCCGAGCAGGTTACTGCATCGAACGGTATTGTGATGGGCTATCGTCGCCACTTCAACGCTGCGACTGGTCGTCATTTTGCTAACTTTGAGTGCTTGTTTGGTTATACCCCTGCACTCACTCGCGGCCTTGCCCTTGTGACCATTCCCGCTTAATTGCTAACCTAGCACCCTCCCGCAATAGTGGGGGGGTGCTTTTTTTCTATAAATATGAAATTATCTCTGTGCGTTATTGTCGGGAATGTTGAAACATACATTGATCGCTTTTTAGATCATTTTCAACATGTGGCGGATGAAATTGTAGTTGTTCGGGCGATTGGAAATCAGGCAGCTGATAGAACACT